GTTGTTGTATCTGTTGATCTCGCCATTTATACTCCTTAGATCATTGCCAATCCGCTGGTACTACTCACATATTGTTTCGCCATGCTGTCTTCAGTCTTATGTACAAATACCAATGTGTTTTTATTTAGTTTGATCTTGCTCTGCGGATCTACGGTAAAGGTCCAAGGTCCAAGCCCGATACCCTGCTGTGTTGCCATCAATGCCATTGATTGCACGTAAAGATGGAGTAGATATCGTCAATACTGTTCATGTTAGTGTTGGAGATGCTG